TGGCTCGACCTCTACGCCGACCGCGAGCCTTCAGCGCATTTACGCTGGGAGTCGCTCGACGGTCAGACCCTCGAAGCGGTCTGTCAGCAGCTCCGAGGGAACACTATCCCACCGGAACCTATCCCTGCCTCTAAACTTCTCCTCCTCACCCTGAACCGAACGGGCTCGAACTTCGAGGGGCGCGGCCTCCTTCGCGCTGGCTGGTGGTGGTGGCGATTTAAGCAACGGACCGCGAATCTTCTCGGCGTCGGCATGGAGCGATGGGCTGTCGCGACTCCTCGCGTAGCTGTCGACCGTTCGGCGGCTGAAGCGGCTGGACTGACTGACACCGACATAGACGAGATGATCGATCGCGCGGCGGCGCAAGCTCAGGCGTATATCGCTCAAGAGCAGAGCTTTCTCGTGGACAATCCAGTCGTCTCTTTCCAGACCTTCGGCGAGCAAAAGTTAGACTCAACTCACGCGCTCGCGACGATCAAAGAATGCGACCATCAGCTCTCGATAGCCTTCCTTGCTTCGTTTATGAATCTCGGAACCACTGATACCGGAGCGCGATCAGTCGGCGAAGTTCACCTCTCTGTCTTCCGTCGCTCCGCGCTCAATCTCTGCGACATGATCTCCTCTTCCGTCGGCGGGATGGATCGAAGAGGCGGCGGGACAATCGGTCGCCTTCTGAAATGGAACTACGGAGAGTGCTCACCCTCCCAGCTTCCTCGACTCGTCCACTCTGGTCTCGACGCTGACGAGCTCGCGGAGAGCCTCGCCGCTCTCGCTCCGCTGGTCCAGTTCGGCTTGCTCACTCCAGAAGACGATCTGGAGCGCGCGATCAGAGAGCGGATCGGCGCAGGTGAGCTCCCAGAAGAAGCGGCGCGCTCTTACTTCGACCGCGTCAGCGCTGGTCTCGGTGGAGGAGCGACCGCTCTTAGTGAGCGCTATCGAGCGATGAAGAGGGGGATGAAATGAGCTTCAAGCGGAAAGCCAAGCGTCTCGCAGAGCGTCGTCGCAAGGATGATCCGAAGACTCCCGCTCCTAAGCGAGATCAGCGGACCGGATCGAAGAAGAATCCGAAGGGCTCCGCATCCGGAACGCGCGGCTCCATCGAGGTCTCGGATCGAACCGAGAAAGCACTGGAGAATCTCCGAGACGAGCATAACGAGAAGCACGAGGCGAAGGGTCGTCGTGTTGATCTTGGCATGCTCAAGGCTGTTTACCGCAGAGGGGCTGGAGCCTTCTCGACCTCTCACCGTCCATCGGTCACCTCTCGCGATCAGTGGGCGCTCGCGCGCGTCAAAGCCTTCTTAAAACTGGTCGGGACTGGACAGCGAAAAGAGGCATATGACACCGATCTCGATCTCCTCCCTAAAGAGCATCCTCAACACAGGGCGAAAGAGACCAGCGAGAAGCTGGCGGAGCTCCCCCAGAAATACGCCCATATCGACTTCACGCCTCCAAAGGGTGCTCAAGAAGCAGCGGCGCGCGCCTTGGAGGTACGCGCGGAGAAACCAGAGTCGCAACGAGGGATGACAGCGGTCGGCATCGCGCGAGCTCGCGATCTCAAGAACGGCGTCGAGCTCTCTCCAGAGACCGTCAAAAGGATGCTCAACTACTTCACGCGCCATGAGGTCGACAAGAAGGGCGCGACTTGGGACGAGCGAGGTAAAGGCTGGCAAGCCTGGCAAGGTTGGGGCGGCGACGCGGGCTTCGCTTGGGCGAGAAAGGTAGTCGGACAGATGAACGCAGCTGATGAGAAGACACTTACAGAGAGAGCTTTCACCTTCTCCGAAGCGGAGGAGATCGACCTCGACGGCCTCACCGTCGTCGTCGAAGATGGTCAACAGCTTGGGCGACCATTCGTCACGCTCCGCGCGGGAACCGTCGCCTCTCGGATGAGCGGTGAGACTATCGCCGAGGTCACGCCAGCGATGCTCGCGGAGATCGTTCGCGTCTACCAGGCACGCAAAGAGAGCGACCCAGTGATCATCGACTGGAACCACCAAAGCTCTCCCTCATACGGATCAAACACCCCAGAGACTGGAGGAGCGCTCGGCGAGATCGTCGACCTTCGCCTCTCCGAGGATGGGCAGTGTTTGATAGCTATCCCCGCTTACAACGAGCGCGGACTCAAAACAGTCGCGGAAGCTCAAGGCTCTCTCTGGTCGTCTCCAGAGTTTGTCTTGGGCGAAGTCTACGCGAGAGAGAGCGGAGCTCCCACAGGAGGCGCTCAACTTCTCGCAGTCACTCTTACCCCCCGACCGCAGCAGACTGCGAGCTCGGTCGATCGTGTTCTACTAACCGAGGAGGTTAACCTCATGGAGACCCGTGAGAACCTGATGAAGATGGAGCGGGACGACCTCGTCGATCTCTTGCTTCAGAAGATGGCGATGGTCGCCGAGATGGAGAGTCGTCTTACCGAGGAAGAGCCCAAAGAGCTCGCCGAGGAAGAGGACAAGAAAGAGATGGCCGAGGACGAGGACAAGAAAGACCTCGCCGAGGATGAGGACAAAGAGAAGATGATGGAGAAGAAGAGCTACTCGATGAACGAGAGCTCCGCACTCCTCCTCGCCGAGGTCTCTACTCTCCGTGAGCAGCTCACCGCTCTCCGTGAAGAGAACCAGAGCGTTAAGCGCAAGGGCGCCGTCGACGAGCTCGTCCGCTCCGGTCGGATCTCCCCCGCCGAGGTCGCACTCGCCGAGAAGGCTTGGAACCAAGCGCAGAGCGGTGACGAGGCTTTCTGGGCGATGTTCTGCGAGCGCAAGGCTGGTTCTGTCGTCTCTCTCCGCGAGGTCGGTCACGGCGCCAGCGGTGAGCAGATCAACCGTGAGACCCTCGCTGACCGCGCGAAGCAGCTTGCAGCGGAGAAGTCTATCAGCTTCTCCGAGGCTCTTAACACGATTCGAACCACTGACCGCGAGTTCTTCCTCGCTGCTATGGAGGGCTAAGCATGAGCCGTCTTTCAAACTCTGATATCCGGACCTATATCGCCGCCGAGGCTATCACCGCTCTACAAGCTGTCGTCATCGACAGTAACGGGAAGGTCGCACTCGCTGACACCACGACTGGCGAGTACGTCGACGGGATCGCACAGCGCAGCGTTGACGCTGGCGACGCTGTCGAAGTTGTCGTCGACGGTGCAACTAAGGCAATCGCTGGCGCCACTCTCACTGCGGGGACTCACCGTCTCCTCATGGTCGAGACGGCAACCGCTCGCCTCATCCCCTGGGCGACTGGCGGCGGAGCTCCAATTCAGCGCAGCGTCGCTCGCGTGATGTTTAATCAGAATGTTACCTCATACGCCGACGGCGACGAGATTGAGGTCATTTTCACCGGCGCTAGCCAAGCCTCTTAAGGAGTCGTAAATCATGGCCCGTCCATCATATAGCAATCTCCATCCAGTCGATCAGATCTTGACCAACATCGTCGCCGAGGCGATCCCAAGCGATAGCCAGCTCATCGCTGGTCGCGTGATGGAGCAGGTCGACGTCCCAGAGCGCAGCGGAACCCTCCTCGTCGAGGAGACCCGCTCTTTCATGGGTGCTCCAGAGGCTGACTCGCGCCGCGCGCCAGGCGCAAGCCGACAGAGTCTCTCTAGCTTCAACCGAAGCAGCTTGACCTTCAAGGCAGAGATTCACAGCTTCGAGGACTCCATCGCGATGGAGGATATCGAGGACTCGCAGTATCCAGGCTCGGAAGAAGAGCGGAGCGCTCGCAAGGTTCGCCGCGCTCTTCTCCTCGCTCAAGAGAAGCGCTGTGCTGATCTTCTCTTCTCGCAGACAGAGTTCACAAACAACGTCGACGTGGCTGGAACGTCAACCGCGTTTGATGCGGCCGGCGCCGAGCCGCTCTCGTTTATTCATCAGCAGCTCGACACGCTCCGCGCTGCGAATCATGGGATCGTCGCGGATACGATGGTCCTAGGCTATGATGTCTTCCGCGCTCTCGCTCGGAATCCAGAGATCCGTTCATTCGTTGGCGATGCCTCCAGCGGGATTGCAAGCGGAAATCGCATCCTCGCCAATGACGCAGTGATCGAGGTCCTCCGAAGCGTCCTCAACATCCCGAACGTCTTCGTTGGTAGCGCTCGACGTGAGACCGCGATCCCTGGCGCGTCCTCAAGCGAGGCGAATATCTGGGACGGTGAGACGATCGGTCTCTACATCATGCGCGGCTCCGACGCTGTCGCACAGAAGAGCGGCGGCGTAAAGGCGATGCCAGTCGCGGCGCTCAACATGATGTACAAGGGCCTTCAGGCTGGGCAGTACGACTCCCTCGACCTCGTTCGTCGCCATGTTTGGGGCGAGCATGTCCAGCTCTTTAAGAAGGTCGACGGCGATCGCGGTCGTCTCCTTTATAACTGCCTCACCTAAGAGATAGTTATGCGCTGTCTTCACTGTTCTTCACACATTCACCTCGCAGAGGACGCGGACGCAAAAGCGATCGACGACCTGACCCGCCAGATTAAGCGGGCCACGGACGCTCGATTGCTTCAGGTGCTCCGCGCGTCTAAAGCTCAACTACAGCTTGAGGCGAAGCTCGATCGGGATCTCCGTCGAGCGCTCCGAAGAAGCAAGGCTGAAATCGTGAACGCAGTGAAGGCAGCAGCGCAGCGCGGTGGGCTCGACGAGCTCCGCCAGATGCGCCGTGGTGAGATGAACGCTTGGATCCTAGATAACGGCCTCGCCTCATCCATCATGCAGATCACTGACGCGGAGAGAGAGACCCTCGCGAATGTCGAGGAACTTCTCCTAGCGTCTGAAGAAGGCTTCTCGGTCTCCGAAATCGGAGGCGTCGGACAAGCCCTAGCAGATCAGACAATCTCGGGGATATACGATGATGTCATTTTGCCCGATGTTCAGCGCTCGGTCAGAGACGCGCTCTCAAGCGCCGCTTTTACTATGGAACCCTCTGATATTATCAGCGGGCTCGATGCTGCTCTCCGATCAGCGGAGGGTCGTCAGATCACAGAAGCAAGGACCAGAATCACAAGCTACGGACGCGAGCTCACCGCGATCGCCGCTGAAGAAGCTGGACTGAACCACTATCTTTATACTGGTCCGCTCGACGGGATCACTCGCTCATTTTGTCGAGTGATCGTCGGCAAGGTCTACACGCAGACACAGGTCGGAGAGATGCGGAATTATCAGCTTGAGCCAGTGTTGACGCGAGGGGGCGGTTACAACTGCCGACACTCATGGTCGCCAGTCTCCGAAGAGCTGATCGAATCGGCTGACCTAGAACGCGGAACCGATGCGGAAGTAAGACAAGCCAACCAGAAGGCGAGGGCAGATCGATGATCAAGGCAGCTCAAAACAAGGATTTTATCTTCTCGTGGGAGTCGCCTTATCCCCTCGCCGCGATCCCGACTCTAGAGTATACGCTCCCCAACGGGACGACGCGCTCCGCCTCGAATATGACAGCGGTCCACTCGTCGGTCACTGTGACCGCTTTGGGAGGAGATCGGCGGACCCTCACCCTCTCCGCGAGCGCTGAAGCGTCAGCGCGAATCGGCGCCAGGTCTGGTCGAGCCTTCCTCGTCACCGATGAGGACGGGCTCTTCCTCGTCACGGTTGATCGGATCGACGGGACAACCGCGATCCTCGCCGACCTTCTCCCGCGAGGTCTCGCTCTCACCGAGAACGCCTCTCTCGCCTGGGCGGGCTATGAGTACACCATACCCGCAGCGGATACAGCGACGCGCGGCCTGATCGACTGGACCGTCGCTTATACCAGCGACGAGAGCCCCAATGATCGGCCTCTTCTTGCGCGCAACGTGATTGAGGTCGTTCGTCGTCCATTCGATACCGGCCTCACCCACTCCGACCTCGTAGCGAAGATGCCTCAACTTGGCGACATGATCCCGCGTCGTCAGCAGGATCTCTCTGAACAGATCGCGGCGGCGCTCGATGAGCTCACCCTCTATATCAGAGACGAGCTCCTTGAGAGCCAGACCGAAGACGACATTTTCAATCCTCACATTTTCCTCGAAGCTCACCGCTATCTCTCCGCGTCGCGCGTCTATGAGATGACCGCTCAACTAGATATCGCGGAGCGGATGAGTAATCGAGGGATGGAGCTCTTCACCAGGGCGATGCGTCAACTCACCCTCGACACCGACGACGACGGCGTGATCGACTCCGACGAGATCAACCTTCGCAGAGCGGGTGGCAAGGTCTCCGACGCGCGCGGAACCTTCTCACTTCCATCGGTTCAGCCTACACAGCGAGAGAAGGACATCGCTATCGAGTATCCTCGCTGGCGAGGGATGCA